GCATTAGGACATAGAAGTATTTTATGTAATCCAGGTATTGATGGCATAAGAGATAGATTAAACTACAAAGTAAAAATGAGAGAATGGTACAGACCATATGCACCTATTATACCTGAAGAAAATGCCAAAGAAATGTTATTAGATTATAACGAATGGTCACCTTATATGCAAACAAGTGCCATAGTTAAACATGAGTATGATGAGGCATTATCAGGCGTTACACAAGTTGATGGTAGTACAAGAGCACAAATTTTAAAACACGACCATAATGAAACACTATATAATATTATACAACAAAGTAAATTGCCTGCTTTGTTGAATACAAGTTTTAACTACCAAGAACCTATAGTTGAAACACCTGAACAGGCGAAGGCAACATTTGATAGAATGAAAGATGTTGATGTATTAGTAATTGGAGATAAAATATATGAAAGATAGAATTGACCACATAGTAAAATGGATAAAAGATTATGCAAACAAATATAACAAGACAACATTAGTTATAGGTGTATCAGGTGGTATAGATAGTGCAGTAGCGTCAACGCTATGTGCTATGACAGGTATCAAAGTCATACCAATTGTAATGTCAATTAAAAATAAAGATACATTAGCATTAGAACATGCTTGGTGGTTAGATGAGAATTTTAATAATGTAAGTCGTAGAGTTATTAACTTAGAAAAAATATTCCATGAGTTTGAAAACGCAAGTAATTATCTAGGTGCTGATAGTAAATTAGCATTTGCAAATAGTCGTAGTAGATTAAGAATGATGATGTTATATCAAGTGGCACAAAGTAATAATGGATTAGTTGTAGGCACAGGTAACAAAGTAGAAGATTTTGGTGTGGGTTTCTATACTAAGTATGGTGATGGTGGTGTTGATATATCACCTATTGCAGATTGTATGAAAACAGATGTATGGAAAATTGCAAAAGAATTAAATATATTACAATCAATACAAGAGGCAAAACCAACAGATGGTTTATGGGACGATGGAAGAACAGATGAAGACCAACTTGGTATGAGTTACGAAGAATTAGAAAAAGCAATGAAGCAAGACCAAATGGGTGCCATTGTTACTAAACCTAGTGACCAAGAAAGAATGAGTATATATATGAAACATAGAAAACAAAACTTACATAAGATGGAACCTATTCCAGTATGTAACATGGAGAAATTTAAATGAAAGTAGGATTTATAGGACTAGGTAAACTAGGTAGAGACGCAGCTGAAGTATTAGCAGAAAAACATGATGTAACAGGTTATGACCCTCATGTAAATGTACCAGGTTTATCAGGTACACAAGAACAAGCATGTAAAGGTAAAGATGTAGTTTTAATTGCAGTACAAACACCACATGACCCTTTGTATGACGGTAAAGACCCAACATCACATTTACCACCAAAAGATTTTGATTACTCTTACATTATAGAGGCAACAAAACAAGTTGACGCATTAGTAGATAAAGGTACTTTAATTTCTGTTATATCAACTATGTTACCAGGTACTGTAAGAAAAGAAATACAACCACTTGTACAAAATGGTCAGTTTATTTACAATCCTTATTTGATTGCACAAGGTACTGTAAAATGGGATATGAAAAATCCTGAAATGATTATGATAGGTACGGAAGATGGCGAAGAAAGTTTAGCAGTAGATATGTTGCATGACTTATATAATCCTATCTTAGAAAAAGAAGTACGATATGAATTAGGTACATGGGAAGAAATAGAAGCATTAAAAGTATTCTACAATACCTTTATATCTACAAAACTTGCATTAGTTAATATGATACAAGACACAGCAATGAATGTTGGTCATATGAATGTTGATGTGGTAACAAATGCATTGAAAAATAGTACACAAAGAATTATGGGACCTAGTTATATGAAAGCAGGTTTTGGTGACGGTGGTGGTTGCCATCCTAGAGATAATATCGCATTAAGAGTATTGAACGAAAAATACAAATATGGTTATGACTTGTTTGATAGTATTATGAAAGCAAGAGAAGAACAAGCTGCCAACATGGCAAGATATTGTTTATCTTTTCAAATGCCTGTAGTTATACTAGGTAAGGCATTTAAACCTGGCATTGACCAAACTGCCGGTAGTCCTTCCATGTTAGTTGGTTGGTATGTAGAAAAGTTAGGTAGTCAAAAAGTACATTATGATAAAGCACCTGATGGTGGTGCATACACTTATCTTATACATGATAAAGGTTTGATACCTGAAGAATGGAATCCTGGTAGTTGTATTATAGACCCTTATAGAGAATTAGGTCCAGTTAAAAATTGTGTGGTAAAACATTATGGTAACACTCGCAGATAGAAAGATTGGAACAAATGTATTAGTTAACCTTGTTAACATACGGTCAACTCTTCCACAAAAACTTGTAGGTCTACAAAGACATTTACAAAAAGATTATAATTCTTATATAGAATATCTAAGTGCAAGGTGTCAAGCATTTGTAGATAGAGGTTGGAAAATTAATATGATGAATGATGTTATTGAAGAAACTGTTAATGATAGAAAACTTGTACACCCTTTATTTGACTTTAAAAATTTTGAAAGAAGAAAGTTTATACCAGAAGATGAAATAAGAAGTTATGATAAGATATTTGTTGCAGGTGTATTTTTACAACATGAGGTATTAGAAAAATATCATATGTTAAGAAGAACAAATCCTGAAACATATATTACACCTACAATATCATTTTGCCAAGAATGGGGATATGATACACAAAAGAATGAAAACTGGAAAAAACTTGTAACTTTAGATATGTTTGCTTATGTTTAATATACCTCATTGGAAATATAATGTGGATCCTAAAAGTTATGATAGAGATATCATACTGAAAGAAATAGAACACAATTATAATATTGATAATCACAGAAACGAATGGGATGGTAACAATCCTTTACAAAGTGATTTACACCATAGTAATAAGGATCCAGATAATCCTAAATTTAAAAAGATTAATTATAAATCTATCATACCAGTTTACCATAAACTCTTTGATAATTTTTGTAAAACATTAAAACTTAAAAGTTCATTTACATATACATTTCAGATTACAAACTATACTGCCATGAAGTCAGGTCAATATATGAGACCACATAATCATGTAGGTGATAGTGATTTCACTTGTATTCATTATATCAAGTACAATAAAGACAAACATCAATCCACACTATTCCACAATGCCAATCATTGGGCAGACGATTATCAATACTTACGACCTATATTCTATTCTAAATTAGACCCATTAAACGAAGAACATAGTTATCTTAACAAATACTGGAAACTTCCTACTGAGGAAAATGATTTTATTATTACACCTTCCGCTTTAGTACACGAAGTACCACCTTTCAAATCAGACGAATTAAGGGTTACCTTAGTCGTAAATCTTCAAATTAAGTAGAACAAAACAAGAACATTGGCTGTGCAGATTGTCGCACCAGCAATAAACCGTTGCCAGGCAACGGAACTAATTTACATTTTTATGCCAATAACTGTTGACTTTTTGGTCTTTTTCATGTATAGTATATCTATATTATGAATAAAACAAAGGAAAACATTATGACATATGAACAAATGAGAGACAAAGTTACTAAGTTACTTGACAGTACAGAAGAAAAAATGTCTGAGTTGATTGAAAACTATAATGAGAATAATAAAGAACATACAGAAGTTGATACTGTTGATTTATCAAACAAGTTTTCAGAATTACAAGATTACTTAGAAGACTATACAAGTGAATTTGAAGAAGTAGAAATACAATAACTAGAAAGAGAGATATATTATGAATAAATTTTTAGAATACACAACTACTACATTTGCCATTATTGGTATTTTGAGTTTGATATTTGCCGTTGGTGCTATTGACGGTGGTTATAATGGTGTGCCAATGAATGACAATTGGTTCGCTTTTGGTATTTGCACAATGATAGGTTTAATATCATTTGCAATATCTTTATTAAGTCAATCTAAAATAGAAAGGATATAATGAGAAAAACATTTTTTTATGTTTTTGTTGCTTGGGTCTATATTTGGTCTTGGTCAATATTTAATGTAGTGAAAGCAGATGAACCAATAGTTTCAAAAGAGTATGTTGAAACAGTTGTTGGTCATGTGATTAGAAATATGAATAATATGGACCATGGCGAAGTGTTAAGTAATGACCTTGCTAGAATTGCCCATATGTATGCCATTGATATGTTGATAAGTGTACAGAAACATTTACCTTACATATTAGAAGGTGCTATAGTTGACATGAGACTAAAAGCAGATAAAGAGTATAAATGTTCAATCCAAGGTGACAGTAAAAACAAGGAGTGTTATGACAATTAAAACAAAAGAAGATATTATAGAAACAATAGAATATGCCATCAAAGATATTAAGAGTGGTATGGAAGAAAGTGGTATTGCTGAACTGGAAGATTTAGTGAAAGATATTAAGGATCCTAAAATGATGACAGTTGATTTAAAGAAACAGTATGATTGGAGAACTGATTACGATTGGACTGATTTGAATGACCATCCTGTAGAATTGCCAGATGGTTGGGTAAAAGTATGAGTTTAAAAAAACGAAAGGAAAAAACTATGATAGCAGAATTAACATTTATAGATGAGTTGAAGGAAATTAAGAACTCCTTAGGTGTAGGTACAGATAATGCTACCTTTAAGTTAATTGATACTATTCAGAGGAAGTGGGAGAAACAGGTAGATGATTTTGAGAAATCTACGGCACCTGTGGATCCTGTAGAGTGGACAGATGTAATGGGTATTACAGGACTAGAACAAAGCGAGAACAAATAAGAGCTTGACAAAAGCACTTTTTTATGATAGGATATAGACAATAAATGGCAATAATTTATACACACAATACTTCTGGTGCAATAAGAAGATTAAAAAGAAGAAGACCTACTAAAGAATATTTGATTGCATTAGCAAAACATATCAAGTATTTAAAAAGACTAGGTCTAAAAGTGAATGATAAAGGTAGAATTGTAATGAAACAAAACCCAAAATATACAACTGTTACATATAACGAGATTTCAAAAGACAGTACGAAAAGACTAGACGCAGAATACTGGATTAATAAAAAATTTTCAGGTGGTACAAAACCTGTAAATAACTGGCGACTTGAAGAAAGTAAAAATTTTACTATCGCTCCTGCCTACAACAAAGGTGCTTATCAAGTAATTACTAAATCTAATGTGAAAGACATAGGTAAGTAGTGCGACATCCTGTCACATTTACTTTTCTATTAAAGCATGATAGAGTTAACAATATATTATTAATAACAACGAGGAGACTATAATATGACTACAAAAACTATACAACAAAAGATTAAAGAGAACGATTTATCTATGCAAGGTATTTTGAAAGAGTTTAACTCTTACGATAACCCTTTAGACAAAGCTAAATTTCTTAGAGAAATGGGCCAGCTAAACTTGCCCTATGATGTGAATTGGGAGAGACTTGCTCAAGGATATGACGGTACGAAACCTTTTCCTGTCATTAAGAAAGTTGATGAAGATGAAGGTGATGAAGATATCCTTTCTGATAGAGTTTCAATGGACTCTGTTGGTCATGCAGAAGAACATGGCGACCCTTTAACTAAAAGGGAATTGGATGCGTTACTTTAGTATCGCAATAATATTGACAATGTTAACTGGTTGTGGAAGTATGAATGATAGAACTGTCCACGCCAGTTTATTTGTTGACCATTTAAATAATATGCCTATTGGTAAAACTAATTATTTTATGTGGCACAATAGTGCTACAGGTAATCAAGGTAATGTTAAGATTGTGAATAGTTATGTACATAAGTCAGGTGCTAAATGTGTTGATTATCAATCTACAGTTAATATACAAGATAGCTGGCCAATGAATTTTCCTGGTAGTTTAGATAGAAGTACAGAATTTGGTAAGGCATGTCAAATGCCTGATGGCAGATGGAGAATAATAGAGAGGGTAATGTAATGACAAAAGAATATAGTTCACATGATTGGAGAAAGAATACAGATGACGCTGTTGTAGAAGATGGTGATTATAGTATGAAAGTAAATGACAGTAGAGTTATCTTTATTAATCCACACACATTAAAGGAAGAAACAGTTGATGTGTCCAGATTGATTAGAGTATTTGTAAACAATCAAACACAAATGAGGAAAAGTATAAAATGAATATGTTTTATGGTATAATTGTTTCATTGGCGATACTATTAGTACCTGTTGGTATGATGTATTCAATGAATAAAGAAAAACCAAAGAAAAAAGAACCAACTTATAATGATGATACTGTATGAGACAACCTAATTTTAATTTAATATTTTTTATTGTATTAATATTTGCAATACTAATCTGGTCAGGTGCAATAGCAAATGACGAGACACCTAAATTCACAAAGAGTAATTGTGTTATAGAAGTTATCTATGATGAAAACATGGAGAACGAAGTCAGTAGAAAAATGATATGTAGAGACGGTGTTATAGGTCCTACTTACTGGCAACTATTCGCTCAATTTTATTACGGACAGGAAAATGTGCCTGCCTACTGTAGAAAAGTTGAAGGCGGTTTAATACCTGATAAGGTATGTTTAACTAATGATGGCACTTGGGAGATACAATGAAGTTAATCTTTGGTATGATAATAGGTGGTATAATAGTATATCACAATCCAGATATTGGGTTTGATATATACCATAACTCAATAGAGTATATAAGAGAGGTGATAAAAAAATGAATAAAATAATAATAATGATTTTACTAGGTCTATTAGTTACAGGTTGTGCTAAGACAGTAAAAATTGACCATGAGGGACAGACCAAGTCTGGTATGTTAGAAGAAGTACCTAAATGGTTTGTAGAAAAAGAAGGTAAGAAAGGTCTCTTTAATAAAAAAGACAAGTTTTATCTTTATGGTGTAGGTGTGGCAACAAGTCCAGATTTACAACTTGCAATGGACAAAGCAACAATGGTAGCGAAAGCTGACTTAGCAGATGTAATGCATGGTGAAATGAATAAGAATGCTAATGTGTTTATACAAGAACTAGGACAAGAAGGTTCTAAAATTATAAACTCTAAAGCAGAGTCCACAATTGTAAACATAATTAAACAAACTAAAGTACAAGGTTATGAACAATGGCAGATTGCTGTATCTATAACCGGAGACAATGAGTATAGAGTTTACATGGGTTTACAGTTACCGTTAGGTGAGTTAAACAAGTTAGCGGAACTGGTAAAAGCAGAAGCTAAAAAAGATATAAATATGGCAGAAGCTAATATTAAAGCGAATGACGCTATAGAAAGTTTAACAGAAATAGCAACGGAGTAAATAATGTATAAAGTATTTTCAAAAGATAATTGTGTCTATTGCACAAAGGCAAAGTCCTTACTCAATAGTATAAATTTACCTTTTGAGGAACATAAACTGTCGCCTACTTTTACACCAGATAAAATGTTTGAAATGATAGGCAAACAAGTACGGTCTATGCCTCAAATTATGAAAGATGATGAGTTGATTGGTGGTTATACTGATTTGCGAGAACATCTAATAAATGAAGGTAAAATCAATTTTCAAGGTGAAACCAAGGAATAAAGATTGGTGTACCAACCCAGGACGGACAAAATCAAAGAGAGTGATACTAGATGACAGCGAAAATTTTATCGTTTCCAGAAGGAAAACATATACCTAATCTGACCAGAGAACAGAGAAAACCTGTAGAAGAAAAGATAGCGGAAGAACAAACAAAGAAATACGCTAATGCAGTTGCTGATGATATGGTCATTGGAATGTTGTCACAGTTACAACAAGAGGGTATGAACATTGGTTTACGAGATCCAAAGTTAAGTAATAAAACTTTCTTAGATTTAGGTATTTTTATGGAGGCATTAAAAGGTTTATTGTATAGAGAACTAAATTTAGAACACCCTTTCCATGAGATAACTGATAATCTTATGTTTAAACAGAAAGATGAAAAATCAGGTAGGACATTTTCAGTAATTGATTATGAAGGCAAAAGAATTTGTGACAAAAATGATGAAGACGAAATTGAATTTGAAGGAGAAAATTTAGATGATACTGATAGACTACAGCCAGATAGCGATTAGTAATATCGCTGTACAATTGGCAATGAGTAAAGACAAGATGACCTTGTCTATACCAATTGTAAGACATATGATACTAAACTCTATTAGAGGATTAGTACACAGATTTAAACAAGATTATCCAGGTGATGTTGTCATTGCAGTTGACGGACCGGCACCTTGGCGTAGAGATATATTTCCACACTACAAAGCAAAACGAAGGGAAGGGCGAGACGAATCCAAAACTGATTGGGAAAGTGTATTTGGTTTAATACACATAATCAAAGAAGAAATACGAGACAACTTCCATTATAAAGTTGTACAATTAGATAATGTTGAAGCAGATGATATTATTGCTGTACTATGTAAAAAAGAACAGACAGGTGTAAACATTGCTAAAAACGAAAAGATTTTAATTATATCAGGCGACAAAGACTTTCAACAACTTCAAAAGTATCCAAATGTATCACAGTATGCACCTATACAAAAGAAGATGATAGAAACACAAAATCCACAAGAGTATATCTTTGAGCATATAATAAGAGGTGATACCTCTGATGGCATACCTAACTTTTTATCACCAGATGATACCTTTGTAAATAAGATTAAACAAAAACCTATACAAAAGAAAAAATTATCATATTGGATTGACACTTTAATGAAAGGTGAGGATCCTAAGACTTTCTGTAATGAATATCACTATAGAAACTACCAAAGAAACCAAAGACTAATTGACTTTGACTATATTCCAGACGATATGGAAGAAGACATATATAATACATACAAAAACATTAAGGTACAATCTAAACAAAAGATATTACCTTATTTAATTAATAACGATTTGAAAGAATTGATTGGCAAAATAGAGGAGTTTTAAAATGGCTGAACCAATGTATCAATTATCATTCCATGAAATATTAACAAAAGTTAATAATGCGAAAGATAAAAAGAAAAAAATAGAAGTGTTACAAAAGTATGACACTAAAGAATTACGAATGTTAATGAAGTTAGCATTTGATACCAAACTAATATGGAAGTTACCAGAAGATAACCCACCGTATAAAGCAAACGAAGCACCACTAGGTACTGAGGGACATATATGGTTAAAGGCAGAGGTAAGAAAACTGTTTCATTTCTTAGAAGGTGGTAACCCACAACTAAAACAATTGAAAAGAGAAGCTATGTTTATAGAAACACTTGAAGCATTAAGTGAAGAAGAAGCAAAGTTACTTATACAAATCAAAAATAGAGAACTAAACAAAATTTACAAAGGTTTGACGGAGAATTTAGTAAAAGAAGCGTTCAATTGGGACGACAATTTTATGAGAATTAATAAGTAACATGGAAATATATTCCTTGTATGCAAGACCATTGGCTGTTACACAGATAAAGGAACATATACCAAAAGTTGAAGTCATACAAAATTGTACCAGTTGGAGTAATTACGATAACCTTGGTGAATACTCTAATGATAAAAAAATATTATCAAAGTTTCCTGAATTACAAAAAGTAATTACAGAAAAGGTACAAGAGTATAACGACCATGTGATGACTTATACTGACAATGAGGTTCAGTTAATAAGTTCCTGGGCAACAAAGTATCAACCTGGTTATCAAGGCAACTTACATAACCATGACAATACAATGTACTCAGTTGTATTCTATCCTGTATCTGGTGGATCCAATATTACATTTATTGATTATAATAATAAGTGGCAATGGTATGTACGACCAAAAAAAATTAATCATTTTAATCAACAAAGACTTACCATAACTCCTGAGGCAGGAATGTTAGTTATATTCCCTGGATTTGCTCATCATAAGGTTGATGTAAATGCAGATAATCAAAGTAGATATTCTATTGTGGCAAACTATACTATCACAGGACCTGTAGGATATGACGATACTAGCTGGCATAATACAGGACATGCGACAGAATAGCACACTTTTATTTCATAAACCATTGATTTATAAAGGTTTTATTATGCCTTTTTTACTTGACTTTTGCTTGTTTTTAGTGTATATTATAAGTATATTAACAAGAAAACGAAAGGTTATATTATGAGTAAAGTTAAAAACATGGCGTGGGACAACGCTGAAGAACAATCTGATAAGATTATCAATGAATATTGTATTGGTGCTATTGACGAAATAACTGCCAAAAAACAATTAGCAGATGTTGAAAATCTATCATTATGTGGTATTGATGAGGACAATGTAGATGAAGTCCTTGATATTGCAAAAAAAGAATATGGTGCTAAATTATTATATAAAAACGAATATCTTAGATAATATATGGCAAGAAAAAAGATAGATAGATTAGCAGAAAACTTTAACAAAAAGTTTCCTTATTATCCTACACTTACAGACGCTGAGCTGTGGTTTGATATACTAAATAATATTATCTTTAAAAGAAAACTACCGTCTTTTGATAGTATATCTATTAGAAGATTAAGAGGTGCTGTTGGTCAAGTAGTATTTAATGACCAATCAGAAAAGCGAAAAAAGAAACCTAGAGAATGTCATTTAGAATTACATTATAAGATGAAATCTTTTAACACTTTTTTACAAGTGTTAGGACATGAAATGGTACATTTATGGCAATATTATGCGTTAGAAGATAACAGTTGTAACCACAACATTGATTTCTACAAGTGGCGTAGAACATTTGGTGCAAATGGTATTAAACTAACACTTACTATTGACAATGATACAACTAATATTGACTAAGGAGGTCTTATGAAAATATTTTCAACTATATTATTATTAATTGCTGGCGTGTTTATATGGAACGCAGTAGCAAAAGAACAACCATGTACAGATGATGGTTGCAAAGAATTTACTGAACAAGTAGAACTAATCACATACCAGGAGATAGAAGATTTTCCTAATGTTTTACCTGTTATCAATACAGATACAAAATCTCAATTTGTTTATACACTATCAAAATGTATAGATAAAATTTATGAGACAACAGATATTTCAAAACAAATACCAAAAGAACTAATCATTGCTCAAGCGGCATTAGAGACAGGTTGGGGTAAAAGTAGATTTGCCAACGAAGGTAATAATCTATTTGGTATTAGAACTTTCAACAAAGATAGTGAATGGTTATTACCAGTTACATGGGACCAAACAAAATGGATTGGTTGGGGTGTTAAAGTTTATGAAACTAGATGTGATAGTGTAAAGGACTATGTAAGGATCCTTAACGAAGTATTTGCTTATGAAGAATTTAGAGAAGCAAGAAGCAACGGTGCAGATGTATACCAACTTGCTGATACTCTAACGAAGTATGCGACAAAAAAGAACTATACATCACTAATTAAACAAGTTATTAAACATAATATAGTAGGTGTTTATGAACTCTAAAGAAGAATTATACTGGAAACGTGTTGACGCTCTAAGAGCATATTTAAAAAAGGTTGACAAAAAGTTGCCAATGATGTATAATATGTTTAAATGGAAATTAATTAAGTTAATGGAGAAAGTGAAGGAGTTTTAGTATGAATATATTTTATTTAGACCACGATACAAAAACATGTGCTGAACAGCATGTGGATAAACATGTCGTAAAGATGATTGTAGAATACGCTCAATTATTATCTACAGCACATAGAATGCTAGACGGTAAAGAAGTTATAGGTAAAAGTAAGACAGGTAGAAAAGTGAAACGATATATTATGGAAGATAAAAGAGAAGACATTATATACAAAGCAGTACACTACCACCACCCTAGTGCCGTATGGGCAAGAGAAACCAAACAACAGTATCTATGGTTGTATGATTTGTTTAAAAAACTAGGACAAGAGTACACACACAGATATGGTAAAGTACATAGTACAAACTTTAAACTGAATGAGATACTGGCAAATGCACCTAACAATATTAAACAAGACGGTTGGCGAGAACCTACACCGGCAATGTCACACTATCCTCAATGTATAGTACCAAATGATAGTATTGCTAGTTACAAGAATTATTATGTAGAAGCAAAAGCATATTTTGCTAAATGGTCTAAACGAGAAGTGCCAGCATGGTACGCTGCCAGAGTAACAGCATAAATAAACATATGCCAACATATACATTTAGAAATAAAAAGACAGATGAACAATGGACTGACTTGATGTCTATATCTGAAATGGAAGAATACTTAGAAAAGAATAAAAAGAAAATAGGTCTTGTGCCGGCTGCACCACTCATAGTAGGTAGTGTAGGTCAACTTGATAGTAAAACTGATAGTGGTTGGAAAGACATGTTAGGAAGAGTTGCAGAAGCACATCCAGAAAGTGCTCTTGCTGATAGATATGGTAAAAAAGACCACAAAACATTAAAGATAAAAGACACTATTAAAAAACATAGGAAAAGAGCAAAAGGTAAAATCTAAATAGTCTAAATAGTTATATGATAGTTAACAGCACTAAGTTGTAGGGATATCATATAACCCAAAGATTGTAAGCTGAGTTAACACATAATCCGTAAGTGAAGGAATATTATGGCAAGTAAAAAGAAACAGTTGGAAATATCATTAAAGGATTTAAATGATATTAAACCAATCACAGATAATCAGAAGGAAGTTTTCAATAACTTCGCTGACAAAAATTTATTCCTATATGGTGTAGCAGGAACTGGTAAAACTTTCGTAGCGTTATATAATGCTTTGAAAGATGTTCTGGATCCTAAATCACCTAGAGAAAGAGTATATATTGTCCGTTCTATCATACCAACAAGAGACATAGGTTTCTTACCTGGTGATGAGGAAGACAAGTCATACTTATACCAAACACCTTACCAGAACATGGTTAGGTTTATGTTTAAAAGAGGTAGTGACGCTGAGTTTGATAGACTATATAATGACCTAAGAAATCAAGGCACAATTGATTTTCTTACTACTTCCTTTTTAAGAGGTGTAACAATAGATAATGGCGTTATAATTGTAGATGAATGTCAAAACTTAAATTTCCATGAGTTAGATACAATAATGACCAGAGTAGGGCAAGATAGTAAAATTGTCTTCGCTGGTGATATGCAACAAACTGACTTAACGAAAACACAAGACCGTAATGGCATCCTAGACTTTGTGAATATACTTCAGCAAATGCCTGAAGTAAATTGCATTGAATTTGATTTGAATGATATAGTGAGAAGTGGATTAATCAAATCATATTTAATAAACAAAATAAAGTTAGGATTGCACTATGAGCAACAAATTTAAAGAAGCGTTAGAAATAATACTACACCACGAAGGTGGTTATGTAAACCACCCTAAAGACCCAGGTGGTGAAACAAACCTAGGTGTTACAAAAAGAGTTTATGAAGAATTTGGTGGTACTAAGGATATGAAAGACCTTACACATGAAGATGTGGCACCAATCTACAAAAAAGGTTATTGGGACAAATGTAAATGTGATGATTTGCCATCAGGTTTAGACCTGTGTGTATTTGACTTTGCTGTCAATGCAGGTCCAGGTAGAGCGGCAAAGTATTTACAATCTTGTGTTGGTGCATTGCCAATAGATGGCGGTATAGGTCCTATGACGTTAGCAAAAGTCAACGAATATGTTGAGAAGTTTAACGTGGAATATGCTGTAGAAAACTACCAAAAGAATAGACAAAATTATTACGAAGAACTATCCACATTTGCCACATTTGGCAGAGGTTGGACTAGACGTGTAGAAGAAACTACTGAGACAGCAAAATCTTGGATATAAGAGCTTGACTTTCCTGTAGGATTGTGATATAATAGAGTTTGAATAGTTAAAAAAAAAGGATTATTATGTTTATTCACAAGCAACCTACAGGTGAGTTGCCACCCCTGAAGGCAAAGAATGTTGACGGTAAAAGATTTTACGAACATTTAGAAACAGGCAGTAAGTACCCCTCAATAACAAGTGTATTATCAATAATACAAAAAGAAGGTCTAAAGAAATGGCGTGAGAGAGTTGGCGATGAAGTTGCTAACCATATTATGATTACTAGTGCTAATCGTGGCACAGCAGTCCATAACATGATTGAAGACCATTTAAACAATATTGACATCAATGATGTGGAAAAGTATAAGAAGCAATTTCTTCCACGCATGATGTTTCAGACATTAAAAAGTACACTTCAAAACATAAATAATATTAGACTACAAGAGGCAGGCATGTATAGTGAAAAATATACAGTTGCAGGTCGTGTGGACTGTATTGCTGAATATGAAGGTAAACTTTCAATTATAGATTTTAAAACAAGCAAAGCAGACAAACAAGAAGATTGGATTGAGAATTACTTTATTCAAGGTAGTGCTTATGCTGAAATGTATGAAGAAAACTTTGGCGAAAAGATTGACCAGATTGTTATATTGATTACTACAGAGGAAGGTTCTGTACAAGTATTTAAAAAAGATAAAAAAGATTATCTGCCTAAACTAAAAGAAGCAATAGAAAACTTTTACAAATGGATAGAAACAAATGCTAAAACAAATTAAAACTTTTTTAAGAGGAATACTAGGTATTGGATTGATTGTATTGTTCTTTTTTTTATTATCTTTTGGATTAAACAAAGCACAAGCAGACGAGAAACCTTATTTTTTACCAGGTACATTATACCCAATACAAGTGCCAATGGCATGTGGTGAGAGTACAACAGTATTTACACAAATTGTAAATGGGTTTAAGATGAAAAGTTTGGCAGCAGGACAAGTAAAATATGCTGGAGACTTAGATGGTGATAGTATTGGTGTTATATCATTTTGGATCCACCCTACTTTAGAGTTTGGTGGTATGTTAATGACTATAAGAGAAAGTAATCTGACATGTTTATTAGGTTATGGTGTGGACTGGCAATGGGACACAGACTTAATGATAGATGTTGTAAACGAAGTTATCAATGAAGATGAGACAAGTACGCAATAGGGACTTGGGTGCAATACCCAACACCTCCACCATTACAAAATTTACATATGGGGGTGATATAGGTTCGACCGTTGTGAGAAAGTTCGTTGGAGATAATTCACTGGCGAGTGTAAACGTAATAAATGCTAACGAAAGTTATGCTTTAGCAGCCTAGTGTTGCTTAGGGTTTGCCTGTACCTCGTAACAGAAACAGGCACTATGCCGCTTTAGCTCATTTGGTAGAGCAACTGATTTGTAATCAGTAGGTGCCCAGTTCGAATCCGGGAAGCGGCACCATTAACAAGTGATAAGGAGATTATGACAAAAAATAGTGAACAATTTTACGAGCTGCTGGATA